ATGTTCGAACGTGATGCAGATGGTGCCCGTGAAGCTACTGAACGCGGTATAAGGAACATGCGTTTTAAAGAGTTGATGGACTCAATTTGGTATGAATGTAATGATTGCCAGAGATTCGGCCAATCTCATGCAACTTACAAACTGAATGAAGCAGATATTGAAGAATTCCTTGATGATGTTATTGAGACATTACAAGCATATGGCTACGAGGTAACCTATGTGCACCCTAAGCTTGAAATCTCTTGGGTGCCCCCAGAAGAATAATTGAAAAACTGATGGGTTTCAGGATTTGTCAGCACTGTAACCCAACAGTTTTTCTGAACGGATGACCGATTTGTAAGGTTCAGCACCAACTACAGCCACAGTAGCTCCTGTTGATTTCTTCCCGGATGCGGTGGTACAGGTTTAACGCTGCCGGGCTTCATGATGATCTCTGACACGGTTTCATGAGATTTAAAGGTGCAGCTGCAATTTATGTTCTGGCACTGGTTATAACGCTCTTTAGTATTCTTAGATACCTGAAAGCTACTTCTCGTGTGTGCGGCATTACCACACATAGGACAATTCATCAGCGCTTAAGCCCAATCGCATTTTTAATTAATTATACTCAAACATTTATTTTGAGATACACCTCATTCCATTTGAAATGAATCACTTTTCACTTCCAACTCTATGCTGGTCGTGTAGCCGCTGTCGGCGCTCAGGCTGTGCGTCAGCGTGGTAATGATCCATTCGCCATCGTCAATCTGCTTTTTAAACCCTGTCACCTTTACCGGCATTTCGGTGTAAAGCTCAGCACGCCCGCGCGCCAGCTGGATCGAGAAGGTCGCTACACCGCGCTGCAGCCGTTCCCACTGCATTTTTGCTGCCCGCTCTGCGTTTGAACGGTTGGCATAGGTGCGGCTCAGCACCAGTACGTTTTCGTCGGTGCCGACGAGATAATCCCCCTGTTTCGCCTTCAACGCACGCACTGCATAGCGATCACCAATCTGGACTCTCACAGCGCGGCCCCCTTGTAATGCACGCTTTTCAGTTCGCTAATCTCTTTGCAGGTAACGCACAGCTCGACACCCGGCAACGCTCGGCGACGCGCTTCTGGGATAGCTGCATCGCATGACAGGCAGAAAAACTCACTCGCTCCTGCAGGACGGTGAATTGCCGTTGCCAGATTGCGCGCCAGTTCTTCCTGGACGCGCTGTTGAACCAGATCCATTGAGTCGGCCATTAGTGCAGCTCCCGTGATTGGTTCTCGAAGCGTACGGATTCTTTGTCCAGCAGTTCGATAATTTCAGCAGCTGACATTTCTTTGTTTCTTGCGTGAATCGCTAATGCTGCCAGGCGGACGGATACGGCCAGCGCATCATCTGATCGCTGCTCACTTTTGGCCTTACTCAGCATCGCGTTTAAAACTTCTGCATCGGCTTCAAAATTTCGGGTTTCAATATTTCGCATGTAACTCTCTCCAGAATTTGGGCAAAAAAATGCCCGGCGGGTTTACGCCATTTATTTATTCGGGTTAATTAATTTGGAAGCGTTAGCTTCTTGGGAAATAAACTCACGACTGCGCGAAAGTGATCCATTGCACCTATCAGCGCGGTAATTTCGTCACTCGTCAATTCACTGTATTCAACGTTGTGACGTTCTTTATTGATGTTTGCCAAAAAGAAAATGGCGCTCATCGCTCGGTTATTTTGTTCGTATTGTGGATCACGAGTATTACGCATATCACTGATGAATCGCTTTAGCTCATTACCGCAATCGCCGTGCATCATGGTGCGAAGTGCGGCAATATGATTAAGCGCGCTAACTCGCTGCCCGGCGCTCATTTGAACAGTGATGCTTTCAGCTTTGTATGCCATGTCGCTTTTTTCCTGTTGCCTGTTAAACCTGCCAGCAATTCGGCTTGAGAGTTTGCCGGGTGCCAGGGCCTGCCATTTTCAGTTGCAATCCAGCCGTGACCGAATGCATGTGAAGGGCTTTGCCGTTTTAAAAGCGGTGCCACTGAAAACGCCATAACTAAACAACCCCTATCGATGCGCCGATCCCGCTTAACACATCTGCAGTGCCAGCCATTGCAGGGTTTGAATGCACGCGCGTTTGAACGGCTATCGCAGCTAACGTCAGGCAACGAATGCCGGCATTAACGTTCTGCACAAATCCACGCCTACAGGCCGAGGTAAATTTCTTCTGACTCACAACGCCAGCAGCCAACTGTCCGACTTCGGCGGTAGCTTTGAGGACATAAGCCGGTAAATTCTCCCGCGCGATTTCGTTTACCGGCACGCATGGCAGGCATTGCAGTTGAGCCAATGCGCCATCAACCAGCGTTGAGTCTTCCGTCAGGTCGGTCAGGATCAGCATTTCACGAACGGTGAGCTGATGGACCTGATCCGGGTTTAGCTTATTACGGATGGTTTGCGGATTAAGCCCCGCCTTATTAGCCAGCTGGATGATGTTGTGCTTTGCGGAAAACGCGCGGCATGCTTCATCAAAATGGCTATGTGTGGAGACACTGAAATCAAACATGCTTAATACCTCACGTTATCCCAATATGGATGTATCAAGCCTGCATTGTGATTTCGCAGCCAGCAGCGGCTTCAATAGTGAGGGCGACCATGTTGATTTCGATAAGTCCGTTTAAGCCCTCTTTCTTCCTGATAGGCAAACGGTTCTCACGGTACATCTGGCGAACGGTGCCCTCCTTGTAACCTGTGCGACGGCAGAACTCTTAGACAGTAATGTACGGTTCCGAAATCACGAGATTGATTGATGGGCGCATTGAAAGTTTACGGGTCATGATGCACTATCCTCTGTTGAGTTCTTGCCAAGTCTATTCATCACTATTAAACACGTCTTGATACGACGAGTGGATATTAGGATCACAAATTGGAAAGTTCAACGAAAGATTTTACGAGTCGTAAAGCACCAACTTTACCAGAGGGTGGTAAAGACCCGATTGAGCGTATCGTTCAGGCATACGGCTTTTCATCTCGACAAGCGCTATGTCGGCACTTAGATGTGTCACAGAGCACGATGGCTAACCGCATAATGCGTGGTAACTTTCCGGCTGATTGGGTTCTGATCTGCTCGATGGAAACCGGTACTTCTCTTGAGTGGCTGACCTATGGCCGCGGTGACTCGAACATCACAAATCAAGATCAACCATCAACCAAAATCGAACTTAAAAAAATCACAAATGGGAACTTTTCATCATCTGATTGGGTTGAATATGACGCTCAGCTCTTACCAAGAGATGTTAAAGCTCCTCTATTAGTACATTTCGAGAAACAGAATTACCTGGTTGATATGACCGCCGCAGAGATCACCGACGGGCTTTGGCTCATCGAGATTGATAAGCTCATTAGCGTTAAAGAGCTTTACCGGTTTCCCGGTGCACGCATCCGCGTAGAGAATGGAAAAGCCTCATTTGAATGCAATGCAGACGACATCAAGGTTTTGGGCAAAGTCGTTGCCCGCACTGAGTACCTTTAAAGGCGGATGATGGCGATAAACAAATTACCCAATGGGAAATGGCAGGTACAGGTTTTCCCAAACGGCCGTGACGGCAAAAGGATTCGCCGCCAGTTTGCGACAAAGGGCGAAGCACAGTCTTATGAGAAGTTCGTCAAAGAACAGACTCAAGATAAGCCTTGGTTGGGAGAGAAAGCAGATAAGCGGCGGGTAATCGAGCTAGTTGAACTGTGGTTCAACACTCATGGCATTACATTGGCGGATGGTGAGAAGCGGCGAACCACAATGGCGTTCGCCTGTGAAGCGATGGGAAACCCACTCGCAACCGAATTCAACGCGAAGATTTTCGCGTCTTATCGTGAGCAACGGTTAAGCGGGAAGATTACTCGCTCAAGCCGAGTGAAGGCGGTTACACCGCGAACGGTTAATTTAGAGCTGGCGTATTTCAGGGCGATGTTTAACGAACTACGCCGGTTAGATGAATGGACCGCACCGAACCCGTTAGAGAACGTGCGCGAGTTTAAAATCAGTGAATCGGAGATGGCGTATCTCACCATTGATGAGATCCGCACGTTACTCGCCGAGTGTGAAAACAGCCGTTCAAAGGATTTAACGACAGTTGTTAAAATCTGCCAAGCAACTGGAGCACGTTGGAGTGAAGCTGAAGGTTTGAAAGGGAACCAGATTCACGCCGGGCAAATCATCTACGTGAAAACCAAAGGTAAGAAAAACCGAGCGGTGCCAATCAATGAAAAATTGCAGGCTGAACTGCCATCCAGCAGGAAAGCGCAGGTGCTGTTTAAACCATGCTATTCAGCCTTTAGAAAGGCCATGCAACGCGCTGGCATCGAGACGCCCTCTGGACAGCTGACGCACGTTTTGCGCCACACATTTGCGTCTCATTTCATGATGAACGGTGGCAATATTCTTGTGCTTCAGCGGATATTGGGGCATACAGATATTAAAGTTACAATGAGGTACGCGCATTTTGCCCCGGATCATTTGATTCAGGCTAAAGAGCTTAACCCCTTGGAATTTACTGATGTATGAGGCCCCCCTTTTCTAGAGCAGTGCCTAATAAAACAATAAAACTCAGTTAAATAATGGGTGCCACTCGACACCCATCTATGAATTTAAAGCAAATTAAGTCTATTCAAAATTTTCGTTTTTTCAGCATTCAAGGCCTTATCAGTAATATCAATGGCCGGTTGAAATATATTCATGTCCATTTCGAAATGATTGAATTCATTTAATAAAGTCTTTTTCGACATGAAGAAAACACGGTTCTGAACTTTCTCAACTTCATCTCCTTTAAATGAAGCATATATGATACTGGATAACATATCTGACCTTTTAGTATTAATGTTATATTTTTCAACCAAACGTTTCTCAACGCTTAACCTCAGAAACAAATATGTAAGAGTGTGCCTGAGGGTTTTTGATAATAAAGGATATTCAAGTGATTTTAGAGGATTAAATCCTTCATAATCCCAATTTATGATATCTGCGGCGGATAATTTGTGCTCTTTTTCCAGAACATTATCTGAAAATAGTTTGTTATATATTTTTTTCACGTCTATTTTTTCTTCACAATAGCCATGCATCAACTGGGTCAATTGATTTTTTTCTTCAATGTATCCATTAAGTTGACATAAACCACGCATGAAAGGTACTAATGAAACCACAAATTGCTCTTCATTATTAACCTCATGCTTTATGTCACCTCTCAATAGATTGAGAAACTCATATATATATAAAAGAATGGTCATCTCTTTTGTTACTATTGGCGTGAAACCATTATTCTCCCCTGCGACATTATTAAAATAATAAACATTCGAACATTCTTTTTCTTGATGCTCAAGAAGTTTTATCAAGTCGGTGTTATGGGTGAGTATAATAGTCTTTTTATTACGAAGAAAACTCAAGATTGCATAAGCTAATTTGTTTTTATAAATTGAGTCGAAACTTGAAATTGGATCATCAAGAATAATAAGCTTTGAATTAGAATTCTTAGCTTTAAGTAGCTCAAAAGCAAGTGAAAGGAAGTTCTGTTCTCCGTTGCTGAGCTCTAAATCCGTCCTTTTTTTATTCAGGAAGTCTTTTCCTCCTAACATCAATCTTATATTTTTATTATCGTCTCGTTCCAATGATATCTCTCGCTCAAGAGACTCATTAAGAAACTGTTCAACAAAAAGAATATCCTCACTACTAAACGCTGGCTTATTTTGCAGTAGCTTTGAATATTCTGACTGATTCTTCTGTAACTCATACCCTTTTGAAATTGTAATAAAATCATACTTTAAAAGTTGCCAATAAATATTTTTGTAATGATTAAAATCCTCAACTAGCGCTTCAATCATCTTTTTGTCTGCACTTCTGATAGCAAGCCTAACTGTTTCTTTAATTTTAAATGGGTCGGCACCACTCAAGTTTTTTATGATTTTTTCAGCTATCCTTTTCTCTTGATCATCCATCTGATTTGTTGTGTTTTCATACTGTTGTTTTTTTTCGGCTAGTTTGATTACAGGATCAAGCGCATGGTCGCAAACTAAGCATTCATTTATATAATGAAATTTTTTTAATAATGATAGAGCCTCACTCTGCTCTTCCAATTTAACAAAACCCTCTTCTCTTCCATTGAGCTTGAAATTATAGCTTGAAAGATTGCGAATTATAGAATCGTCACTTGCATAATCATTTATAAAAAAACTGAATTTAAGCTCATCATAATCTGCAACTTCATTTATATCTTGCTTATATATAGTATCAATGAAGTCTTCACGGTTTATTTTTCTTCCTCTTGATTTATTGTTGGCCACATCAGAAATAAAATCCTTTAACTTTTTATCTTGAATTACACCATCAAAATTAGTGCTAACCTTTGATATTTGATATTTACGTTTCAATATATCAACAAGGTCTTTCTCGAAGAGAAGAGAAAATGCAGAATTCAACTTTTCTTTAAGTTCATATTCTTTTTTTATGTCATCGCCAAGTATAAAGTCTTGGGTCTCTCCCTGAATTATATTCCTATCATTTTGATCTGATATAACATGGGCTATTTTTGGTGTTTTATGTGTGTGTTCTTCATCATCAACGAATATAATATATTCTGAGCCAACCTCTTGATTCAGCACTTTAGAAAAACTAGTTTTACCTGTACCATTAGGCCCGTATAAAATACACGTTCGCTTTTGGCCAAATTCTAATTTGTTATTTTTATCCAAATTAATAAATTCATCAGTGAATATCTTTCCTTTCTTTATCTTTGAAAAAACGATTTTCATAAGACCTCCATGTAATTAATTGATTAAAATTAACTAAATTGATTTAGTAGGGTTTTGCTAGGATTAAATCTATGAATATATTTATCATAATTTGAATCGTAATTGGGTGTTTAAAATCCCCAATCGGCACATACAGACTAAAAAACTAAGCAAACACATAAATGAAAAACAATTATCCACTTATTAACTCAAAAATGGAGTATGTGATTGGAATCTTTTAATTTTGGTAATAGTAAAATTACCATTTGTTTTCATTTCATACTTATTGGTTTATTGGAAACTTTGAAAAATCCGGCATATAATTTAATGCATTGAAAATAAACAATTTATTGATAAGAAATAGTGATGAAAATTAGCATTGATTTCTTATAAACCTGATTAAGTTCTGATGTTGGAAAGTTGGAACTAGGTTCAATTCCTGCTTGATAACTATCCTCACATAGTCACAGGCAGGATTCTCAATAGGTCGTCCTTTTTTTGGCAGCAAAGTGGCAGCAGAGCGCAACGCTATATGCCACTTTTCATCAATATACGGCCTAATAAAAAAGTTAAAAATCAGTAAGTTACTGATTGCACAAGCTTCGAAATGGGACTCATAATCACTTGCTCACTGACTTAAGTCTAACGAAAATGGAGCTTGTAAAGTTAGCCAAAATTTCAAAATGACTTGCTGGGGTAACATTCAATTTTTTTCGCTTACATCGATAAACAGGTTGCAGCAAAACACGATATTACTGTGAGGCATTTAAAATGGTAGATATAAATCCTTTATTTAAAATTAAACCCACTTACTATATCTTACATAAACATAAGCAACAATACCGACCCAGGCAACCACAAACCCCATTGGATAAAATGGAACAAATCGCACAATAAAACAAGCGCCAACAACACTGGCTATAATCGGTGCAAGATAGAAAAAAGATTGGATTAACCATACAATAAAAAGCTTCATTTACTCAAACTCCATCAAAGCCTCAGCTATTTTATCAAACTTGTAATGGCCACATTAAAAACTTCACAATAGCGAAATTTAGCTTTTTCCATTTACTACACATATAATTAACTCAACATTTCACCCACAAATTTATCCCTTCGGCTCAATTCCCCTTGCCTTTAATGCCTCCCTCGCCAGATTCTTCAACCAGTTTGCTAAACTAATTCCTTCTTCAGTTGCAACCTCATTGAGCTGTTTTTTCAAGGCAGGATCAATGCGCATTTGAAATTGTGGGGACTTGCCTCGACCTTTTGGTTTTTTTTCACGCATTATGATTGACATGTATTGACCTATTCCCTCATTTTAATCCTTTAAAAGACCACACTAACATGAGGCCTTTTATGAGAGCAACGCCCCGGCAGTGATGCAACACATACCGGAGCGTTTAACCACAACGTTCAGTGTTAAGGAACAACGCTATGGCTAATACCGATAGTAACACAACCGCCCATCATCAAATCGTGGACATTCAGCCAGTTATCGAATCTGCGATCTCAAACCTCTTGAAAACGCCGCTCGGCACCACGCACGATCTCTTTCAGGTGCTGGATACGTGCGTGCGCTATGTCGATGCCCTGGTGGAATGTAACGAGCTCGCAGCTCGCATGGCGCTATGCGGTCGCCTGCTTGCTGCACTGGAAGTCCTGAGGGTTCTGTTGGACCAGCCACTGCCAGAACACCTGATTGAGCGCCTCACAGTGGATAAAGTTGAGCATAAAGCCTGTCGAAGCGGCGGTTCGATTGATTCAGAAGAGATGCGGCAATATTGCAGCGCATTGACGTTAGTGTTGCTAAATCAGCAGGCCTCGACGGATTTGCAGAAACATATCACCGGCTTGTTATTCCAGATGGTTAACATTATGAGTGACGACTTAACCGCGCCTCGCTTTTTGCGAACAGAGTCGGGGCTGGTGATGATTGAGAGCAAATTTACACATATCGTTCACTGATTTTGGACCCTTCCCTTCTTCCGCAGGGAAGAAGGGAATTCGCATGCAAAATTTAAAATATCACTGTTGACTCACTCTCAGTGCCAAAATGCTTTATAACCCTGAGTTTTCTTCTGCCGAAAATACCGCCACGATTCATCTCCATTCACTGGACATATATTTTGTCGTGCTGACACTCCTGGAATCTTTTCATTCCCGTACAGTTATTGCCACTGTCCCCAAGGGCCCGCGCGCCCTACCCGCCGTACAGTTATTAACAGAACTCCCAGAGGGCGCTGTCGCCCCCTTAAACGTCAACGGCTCGCTGGCCTTCAGCCTCATCTCCCTGCGATCCCATCCAGGCCGCAGCCATAAAAAAACCCGCTTTCGCGGGTTGGGCTTACAGCAGCTGCGGTGAGGGGTTATTGCTGCCTTTTGCCATCATCGGCACCGTATTGATCTGCGCCGGTTCGACGATAATCCCGGACACGCTCTCCAGGGTTTTAAAGGTACAACTGCAGTTAATGTTCTGGCACTGGTGATAACGTTCTTTCGTCTCTTTCGAAACGTAGCGACTGCTTTTCGTATGGGCGGCGGTCTGACATTTTGGGCAATGCATCATGGTGGTTCTCCTCTCTGGCATACAACAACATTAGCCAAAGACTAAACAAAAAGCAACTAAAATTAGACTTAATCTAACCAGCCTGTTTTTCCACTAAGACGTAATCCACGTTTTCAACCATCAGCTCCAGGTTCAACAAGGTGGTAAATCCACTTTTATCGAGGGTATGCACGATATTGGTAATCAGCCATTTTTGATTATCGATGACCGATTTAAAGCCCTGGGCTTTGACCGGCGTTTCAGGAATCAGCTTTGCAGCGCCCAGTGCCAGTAGGATCTTCAACGTAGCCCGGTTGCGTTGCAGTTCCTGCCACTTCGCTTTAGCCGCCTCCTCTGCTTCCTCCTGGCTACTGAAATGCGTATTCAGTACGAACAGCTTCTTATTGCTGCCAAAAACATAGGTTTTTCCCGGGTCTTGTTGCCCTATAGTTGGGATATTTTTGGCCGCCGGATGGACAGGGTTCAGCGTCGGTGTTGCTGGCGGTATCGTGTTGACGGTTATCCCTTTCTGCTGCGCCTTTTTCTGATCGTACCATTTTGCTTCAACGCCACTGTAATCGTCGCGCTTAAACAATTTGTACTCATACTTATCGCCATCCTGTCGGTTCAGATTCAGGAGTGGAATCGGCTTTCCGCTCACGGTCACGCCCTGCCCGGGGGGAAAGAACAGTAGCGTCTTATCTTTTATTGCCGCCACCGCGCCAACCAGCATAGCCAGCCGGGTAATGAACGTGCCGTCCGTTTCCTGCGTCTGATCGATATGCTTAATCTTTTTTCTGGCTATCTCCGGCCGCACGTCGGAGGTAAGTCCGTTACGTTTCGCGATTTTGTCCACAACCTCGCCAACCGTCATGTCTGGATACGAATCAGTGATTTTAACATCGAGCGAACCGCTAAAATCGGCGCTTCGGGCGACAACCGTTATCGTGTCCGGCGCGCCCTGGTAGGTGACCTGATCAATGATGTAGGAGCCTTTATCTGCAAGCGGCTGCCCCTTCCAGCCTATCTCTAAGACCACTTTCGCGCCAAAGGGCGGCATGACCAACTGGCCGTCACTGTCGTCGAGCACCAGGTCCAGCTGATCGACCTCCAGGCCGCGGTTATCCGTTAACTTCAGAGAAATCAGCCGTGGGCGAATATCTTCCGTTTTATCCTTCGTCTCAATTTTGATAGTAAAGTCCGGCGTCGGCGCAACGTGCAGGGGCACCGGAATCGGGACGATATCGCTCATCTCAGCGCCCTCCATTCAGCGCAGCAGTGGCGCTGTTGATAACAGAGCCGACCCGTTGCGCTGCCTCGCTGGCCCGGTTTTGCAGTTCTTCCGCCTGCCTTTTTAAGTCCCCGAACATACTGGTTAGTGAATCGTCTACCCGCATCAGGTTCAGGGTAAAGCCTATCTTGCGCGCGCTGCCGTCGCTGTAGAACTCCGTATGCGTCGCCGAGAAATCCGTCACAACAAACATGCCGTAAATAATGCCATTGCCGCCAATCAGCGGCCACGCCAGCCCTTCATCGGCCATAGTCTTCAGCGCCAGCAGTGTGACATTGCCGCCGGTGATTTCAGGCCGGAGTTCGCCAGACAGCTTGATTTTATCGTCGCCGCCGCCCAAAAACTGGGTCGACTCACGACGCCCCACGCGGCTGTTTTTCGCCCAGCGATAGGTAATGTCATGCTGCAAATTGTCGAAGGGAAGGGTTTGCCGTACAAACGGCATCATGCCTAATATCATCATCATGGTTAATTAATCCAGACTAAACATGGAGTTATAGCTATGGTCAGACGTGGACCATGGCGATGCAGTGGAATACTGCGCAACGGCCTGTCCAATCGCCTGAGGCTCACCTGTCGCATAGATATTGTTGGTGACCGTGTGCTGACGGTTATCCACGTTTGAATTGTTAACCGAGGGCAAAGGCTGATTGAGCGTGCTGTTCAGGCTGGCGCGCGATGCGGCCGGACGGGTATCCGCGTTATCCTCATCCTCTTCATCCTGCTCACGCATTTTGGGCGGAGGCAGCTTGTCTTTCACCTTGTCAGATTTCTCATCGATGATGCCAAGCTTGCCCAGCACCCAGTCAATGCCGCCTCGCAGCTGATTCAGGGCTTCACCGGGTAATTTGAGTGCCGTCGCCAGCATATTGCCGAAGCGCTGTCCCATCTCACCTGCCGAGGCCAGTTCCTGCTGAGAAAACTTCACGGGTTCCAGCAGCTTTGAGAACCAGGCCCCCAGCTCGGACACTTTATTGCTGAACCACTCAAATACTGGCTTCAGCGGCGCGAACGCGTCGCTTATCGGCCCCATCGCCGCACTGAAGCCCTGAGCGATGCCGCTGATAAAGGCGCTAATCGGTTCCCAGTACTGATAAACCAGCATGGCCCCCGCCGCGATAGCGGCACCAAGCACCACCACCGGCAGCGTGATCGCTCCCAGCGTGGCCGTAATGGCGCCGCCGATGATGGCAAATGCACCGCCCAGCAGCTCCACGCCCGCCATGATGGTGCTCAGCCCGCTAATGACCGGCCAGGCAATGTTCCCGACGCTGGCCAGGGAATCCACCAAGGTCAGCCCACCGGCCGCCAGCGTCAGCAGGCTGTCAGAAAGTTGAGGATTGAGATTCATGACGCCGGTCAGAACAGACTGAACGGATAAGCCGTCCTGACTGATAGCTTGCAAGTTAGTATCCACAGAGGCATCTGCTGCAGGCGGCTGGGCAGCGGGCGCCTGAGACAGCTGATCCAGCCGGCCACTGGCCGCGCCCTTCATCAATGCTGCGGCAGGTGCGGCGCCCTGTTCACCAAATATTGCCTGCAGATAAGTGGCCTGCTGGGCAGCGTCGAGCTTGTTTTTCTCAAACGCCGCCTGCACCTGGCTGAGCACCGCGAAAATGGGCTGACTGTTGCCCTGGTCGTCAGCGGTTTGCACATTCAACGCTTTAAGCGCGCTGTCTGCGCTGGCATCAGGCGCCTGAACGTGCGTTAACATCGCACTGGCGCCGGCGCCTGCCTGGCTGCCCGTTATACCGTTTTCCGCCAGCACGCCCATCATGGCCGCGGTCTGGCCAACGCTTACACCGGCGTCCTTCGCGGCTGGCCCTACGGCGACCATCGCCGTCTTAAGTGCGGCAAAATCGGGTGTTTTATTGGCAAAGGTCGATGAGAGCACGTCGCCTAACTGACCAACCTGGTCATCTGCAATGCCGAACGCGTTTTTAATATTGAGCACCAAAGACGCGCTTTCTTGCATGCTACGTTGCGTCGCGTTTGCAAGGTTAGCTACTGCCGGTGCTGCAGCTTTTGCCTCACCCGATGAGCCACCCGATTGCGTAATCGCCGCGCGGGCTTGCACAACCTCATTTGCAGGTGACAGATAATCGATAACTTTGCGACCCTTCTCGACAAAGTCTTTGGCTTTCGAACTGGCGCTTTGTACGTTATCTGCCAGCGCCATGCCCGCACGGTAACGTTCACGGGTGCGGTTGAGTTTGTCCTGACGCTGATTTAGCAGATTCATGGACTCACCCTGCGCATTGAGGGTGGATGTCGTGCGCTCTGTTTGTTGATTTAGCTTCTGGCGCTCGCTGCTCAACCGGCGCGTGGAAATTCCCGCCTCGTTCAGGGACTGGCGCTGATCCTGTACTGACTGACGCAGTTGAAGGTTTTTTTGCTGCAGCGCGTTAGCCGACTGACGCAGCTTATCCAGCGCCTGGGTTTGTTCCGCGGTAGGGTTTTGAGTGTTTTTAAGTTGAATGGCAAGTGCCGCTGCTTCTGCCCGGGTATTTTTAAGATTTTGTTGGGTCAGCGTCAGTTCTTTGCGGGTTTCACGGAACCCTTCAATCTGCGCGGATTTGGCGTTGAGCTCGTCCAGGCGATCCTGCGTTTCCTGGATATCCGCAGACAGCTTTTCGGTTTCTTTACGTACGGCATTGAACGGGCGCGTAGCCCGATCAACCGCTTCCAGCAGCACTTGCAGCTTGAGCGTGTTACTCATCTGAGGTTACTCCACTGCGGATCATCACTCTATGCCGCCAGTCGAGTAACTCTTCCAGCGACATGGGATACATTTCTGAGGGTGGCCAGTGAAAAACGCTGGCAATATCGGCCATCAGGTCATTGACCGTCAGATCGCGGGGCCAGCTTACGCGGCCGATTTCGCTGACAAAAAACCAATCACCTTGCCGCCCAGGGCAATCAGGTCAACTGGGTCCAGTGCGTTGCACTCTGCTTTGGTCAGCGATGGCATGGTGATGCGGGGCAGCACCATCAACAGGGCATCCACATCGGACGAGGCCAGATCAGCCAGCCGCACACCGCGCAGCGCGCCGGCGGTCGGTTTCACCAGCTCAACCTGAGCGATCACCACATCGCCACGTGAAATCGGGCTTTCCAGCACCACCAGGTTTTCTTTCAGTTCTGGCTTATCAAGCTGTTCCATTTTTTCTCCATCCCAATCAAGAGGGGCCAGCGCAGGACGCGCCGGCCGTTGTTATTACACCAGGCCGAGGTTTTTACGGCGCTGTTCCAGACGATCGACGCCGTTGACCTTCTCCACCATGTTGACGGTGTCGATTTCAATCAGCTCTTTGCCATTCCAGGTCAGTTTGAAATAGGTGTTTTTACTGGTGATTTTGGTTTCGGTGTTTTCGCCCTGTTTGGCTTCACCGAAGTCAAAGGACTGGTGCTTACCGCGTACTTCGATTTCCACGGCGATTTCTTCGCCGGTGTCATCACGCTGATAAGAACCGGTGAAACGCAGCGGTACGTTCGCTATCGCGCCCCACTGGCTTAATACCAGCTCATCCATCCCGCCCAGCGTCCACTCCATATCGAGTGCCGCATCGTCCAGGCCGTTATCAATGAATGCCGCACCGTTCATACCGCCGGCGCGGTAGGTATCCAGCTTGCGTGACAGCTTCGGCAGCGTAACTGCGGTGACGATGCCCTGATAGCTGTTTGAATCGTTGAAGAGGTTCAACCCCTTGAGTTTACGTGGCAGTGCCATTTATCCGGCTCCTTAGCTGTTTACGGATGCGGCGAAGTTCGCCAGATAGGTATCGGTGATGCGCTGACGCAGGGTCAGATCTTCCAGCGGCGGCACCGGCGTGTAGTCGTAATCGATAAACAGTTTGCCCGCCTTCAGGCTCTCTTTATCGTTGGCGCTTTCGTCGTACCAGCAGTTGGCGCCCAGCAGATAACCGGCGCTGACCAGCTCACGGAACTTGGCATTGATACCGGCGATGATTTCGCGTACCAGTACTGGCGTCAGCGGTTTGTCGTTGGCCCACATGTGCGCTTCCGCCATGGTATCGGCCAGCACCTGTGCTGAACGGGTGTAGTTTTCAAAGGCAAAAAGTGGATCGTCACTGCAGGTGCGGTTGCCCCAGAAACGGAAACCGTCCTTGCGAATCAGCGTGGTCACACACTTTTCGTTCAGCAGATCGGCATCGGTGCCGGTCTGTTGCAGATCCCAGAAAACATCTGCAGAGATACCCGTCACGCCATTGACGCCCACGTTAGACAGGGTTTTATGCCAGCCGGTGTCGTTGTCAATTTTGGCGCGCAGGCCCAGCGCACGTGCGGTGGCATAAGCCATTTCAGATTTATTGGTTGCCGTGTTCCAGGCAATAAAATCTGGCCAGATCACCATCAGCTCGCGCTGGCTGAAGTTTTCGCGGTACTTCATGGCGTCAGAGATGGTTTTGCTGTTCCAGGCGGACACGTAGGCAAAGCCACGCAGCTGCTGGGCAATGCTGGCCAGCGCTGTCGCCACTTCCAGCGAATCCAGACCCGGCACGCCAAGAATGCGCGGTTTAACACCCAGCTGCGTTTGCGCGCTGAGCAGCGCCTTCATGCCGGTGTATTTACCGTTCGCATCCGTCGAGCCAATCAGGTTAGAGGTGGTTTCAGCCTGGCTCGCGCCTTCTGCAACGCGAACCACGACGGTTACCGGCTTCGCCTGGTCAGCAATCGCCTGCAGCGCGGCCGCTAAGGTGCCTTTGGTACCGGCTTTACCGATAGCTGCCTGCACGTTGGTCAGCAGAACAGGTGTGTTAAGAGGAAATGCCGTTGCATCAGCATCTTCTGCGGTGCAGATCATGCCAACAATGGCGGTTGAAACTGTTGAAATGGTGCGTGTACCGTCATTGACTTCGACGACGCGGACACCGTGATGAAAATCAGACATCTGTAGCACTCCGTGTTGTGGGTGTGCTCAGAGTGTCAGGTCAGTGAAAAGGATGCATTCGATTGCGGTTTGCTGATCGTTCAGTAAGAAGAACCGCGTAAATGGTGCTGTTTTGGCGCTGGAATATAACGATAAATGGTTTTGGTTGAAACATCTAATACGAGTGCAACCTGATGAAGCGTGGCGCCATTCGCCATCATGCGTTCCGCTCTGGCAACGACTTCCGGTGTCATAATGCGCCGGCGGCCACCAATGCGTCCTTTCTCACGCGCAGCGGTCAGGCCGGCACGCGTTCGCTCGACAATCAATTCGCGCTCCATCTCCGCCAGTGCGCCCATCACATGAAAGAAAAAACGGCCCATCGGTGTGCTGGTATCAATGCTGTCCGTGAGGCTACGAAAGTTTACCCCGCGTTCGCGCAGCTCCTCGGTGAGCATGACCAGGTGACGCATGCTGCGGCCCAGTCGATCGAGCTTCCATACCACCAAAGTATCGCCCTCTTTTAACGTCCGCAGCGCCCGCTTTAAACCAGGCCGTTCACTGGTCTTACCGCTGATTTTATCCTCAAAAATCTGTTCACAATTTGCGCTCTGCAGCGCATTCCGTTGCAAATCGGTGTTTTGGTCATTTGTTGACACCCTGACATAGCCAATCAGCATCGTTTTTCCTCCGGTAAAAGGTGGGGAGTTTGCCATTGTGCAGGTGAGGCGGGCTAGGGGTTTGTTTCATCAAAACCTCGGTTTGGGAGAAGCCGCAATAAGGAATGGGATTACCGCGCTTGATAGTGATGATGGCTGGATGTCTATTCCAGTTAGCATTGGTGGTAAAGTTAGAAATATAATTATTCAATGGGGAACATGGAGGAGTGGCACAACCGCAGATAATTATAAATGTAACATTACTTTTCCCATTCCGTTTCCGGTTAAGTGCGCTTGTGTAACAACCAGCACAGGTGTTTCAACCCCTGATTATGAATTCTCAAGTGCTTATCGTTCACTTAGACAACAAGTCTCTATTGGTTCACCTGGTCGCACAGGTGCCGATGCACATTTCTTTATAGAATCTGGTGATGTTGGTCATTCTAGGTGCTTTTCTTGGTTGGCAATAGGATTTTGAATCGATGGTTGAGTTGCTTAATACTGAAGTCTAACTGCGATGTTGTTGGTGATGACGATCCTTTCATTAGGGTACTGGATAAGTGTTTTATTTAAAGATGTAGTTAAATAATGGAATGGGTTCGTGACTCATACTAATAAGGATATAAAATACAAGTTTTTTATTTTAACTAAAAAACTAAATATAATTTAGTTGGTGGTGAAGGTTTATAAATAAATATGGTGCTGCATATTACCCTTAAAATGAATGAAAAGGTGGTTAGGCTTTTTAAATATGGTCAGTTGATATTGGTGCATTTAAAATATACTGATATTATTACCTTTTCTAAAGCTGAGTAATCATAGCTTCCTATATGCCCGCTCAACCCACATTAAAAGCCGTAAGTAATTTTACGGCTTTTTCATAACTTACAGTCAAACTGGACAAGCTTCATGGAACAACATTTATCTGAAAATATCTTTTAGGTTTACATTAAAAACTGCCTTAAAGAATTTCATTCATATTGGTTAGTAACATCTTGTAAGCATCAGTTATAATCACGGAAAGTAACTGGGCTTGCCAAATATGAATAACATTATCAGTCTCATTAATACGAGTATTCATTTTTACAGAAAAGTCCGGGGCGCCCATTTGTGAACCAGATTCCATGGTGGTCAGCAATTCCGCAATTTGGTTAGTTAAATACAATTGTGTGATATTTAGCACTGCTACTTATTCGCTTATGGCGAAGCGTTTACCACAAATTGAATTAATATTTTACATGGAAATCTATTCTATGATGAAATCATAATCCAAATCTCTATGATAGAAATAGCCAGATTTTTAATAAGATTAACACTTTTAAAAATCGATTAGCGAGATGATGAGTCATGGAGAAATGATAAGAACCTAGAGCAGGAAGCAGGGTTGTACGCAGCAGAATAGGCATGAAATTTATTACTAGTCAGTGCAATAATAATGATTAACCGCTGACATTCTGAACTCCGGACAGGCATAATTAGTCACAATGATGAGGCCAGCCTGATTGACTGACCTGTATCAGAGAGTTAAAAGAAGTCAAAACTGATTATGAACACAATATCACATAGCCAGCACCACCGGAAGTACTGGCCAGTTAACATCCGGAGCCGTCGACATATCGACAGCTTTAACTGCCGATTTATACGCCATCCATGCTGATAATTTCGATTTGTCGTTATCGCTAATATCTCCAAGTAAAAGTTCAATCCGCCAGTCGGATGTCGTCTTTTCAATATTGTCTAAAAGACTTTGCCGATGCTTCTCTGCACTCGCTATATCTGCTTCATGCCTCTTCACCAGATTCATAACCCAATCCTCTCCATCCCATTCATCATATTGGGATAAAGGTATTTTAGGTGTGGTATTTTCAGGGTAATCACCCAGCTCTGTTATTATGAGAGATTCACCTGTTTTAATGTCATGAACAGTTTCACCACGATGATCGTTGATATACTCCCACGCAGAAAGGTCTTTAGTTCTACAAACCACCATGCCCTCTTTTTTCTCTAAAGGAGCATCGATACACGAATTAGCAGGAAGGCCTACTCCTTTAGCAAGAATTTCAGTGATAGTTGAAAGGTATTCACGTGAAACACCATCATAATTACAAACGCTAATTTCCCCAGCGTTAATAGCGACGAAATCTTTATCTAACTGAGCTTTTAACATTACGCAGCCCTCAAAATATAATTGAATGCAATATTGCGTGGTCTGGTTTCATTGCCACCAGTTTTCTCCATGAAAATGTACGTCCAGGCCCGTAAACCACTTACATTATTTGCCTCAGCGTTTTCGTTATTTTCATCCGTGTATGCGATTATCCGGTCCGTAGGTGTACCATATTCGTTTACAAATCTGTGGTTATGGGACTTAAACATATCTTCTTGGGATGAAAGCAAGTTGCGCGAGCTATCCACACCTCGACCATCATCCCAACCACGAATAAATTCGCCGCGTAAGTCCGGCAATTTCAACCCTGGATAAAGTACAGCCAGTTTAGGGTAGGTTGTACTGGAGAATGAAGCACCATTAGCTTTGACAAAAACCATTCCAGCCATTGATGCAAACAGCTCATTGGGCATTTTTGAATGCGGCCATGCAAAAGGAGAACCGATGAGTGGAGCACCTTCTCCCAAACCGAGGTTTTTAAGAACCTCCGCCACCAGCCCCGCGTCTTTAATTTCTGCCAGCGCTTTAGCCGTTTGCAGATACTGACTATGGGGATTGGCCGCATCAACGTGCTTCTTCATCACATCGTCGGTGTAGGCTTTCACCTCGATGACTTTGTCATCCACATACTGGCGCGTGGCGAGCACAACTGAAGGGTCAATTTTCAACGTGACGGCACTGGTGCTGTTCACGATCAGGATCATGCGCACGGTCTGAGTACGACCGCTGCCCTCCTGCAGTTGCGGCTTGTAGGTTTCCGCGCAGTTCGCGACGGCAATCAGCACGCCGTCGGCGTCATACAGGCCAATCTCACGGATCCAGAAGCCGCCTTCGCCTTCAGGGATAATCTGTTCAGCGATAATCTGGCTGCTGTTCGCGGCATCCACCTTCAGCGAATTCAGCGCGGCACGGCGCTTTTCGCCCACCAGTTTGGTCTGCGCAGGATCGGGCGTAGGCAAAACACCGCCGCCGTCACCCACCGCCATCTGGGTAATCTGCAGTTGGGTTCCCAGGGCCGCGGCATTGGCCAGCTTTGCCGCGCCCTGATTGGTCAGTAGGGCAAAATATTTCGTTGTCATGCTCTCACTTCCGTCAGGTCAATAAGATGGACCGCTGCGCCGGTGTAACCGGAACCGCCTGCGGTGATAACTTCAGGTGTATAGGGGTAAACAGTAAGCTCATCGCCACTGTAACTGGCGGCCGCAACAGGAACGGTGCCGGTGCTGTCCAGGTTGATGGATAACCCAGTCAGGTGGCGACTCACCGGCTTGGCATCGGCAATCAGCCGCTCCAGCTCGTTGTACATCGCTTCGGTAATACCGGTTTCCAGTACGCCGACATCAAGGCGAAAGGTGCCGGGCGCTTCATTGGTTTGCCACCATTCCTTAATGCGAATCAGGTAGCCCAGTGGCTCCACCACACGACGCAGCGACCCAATCGTCCCTTTGTGTTTATGGATATATTCCGATGCAGCAACCACGCTGCGTTTCGTGCTTTCGCTCCAGCCCGAATCCCAACGATCCACCGACCAGGCCCAGGCCAGATAGGGCAGTAGCTCCACCGGACAGGTCTGCGAATTCCATAACTGGCGCAAAGGAACAGGAATGGATTCCAGCGCTGCGCAGGCTTCAGCCGCGGCAACTTCCAGGGCTGATGAACCCGTTGGCAGCAGGCGTTTACTCATCGGAACCTCCTACCGTGATCTGGTAGCCGGTGCAGAACGCGGCCTGAGTTTTATCCAGCACCACATCGGCCACCGGCTGGGCCAGTTCGACGCGCTGTACACCTTCTACATGCAGCGCGGCATACAGCGCAGACTTGCGAATATCGCGGCCTAAACGTGCCTGGGTGTTTACAAATGCCTTGAGCTTCGCCTCGGCTGCGGCACGGATGGGCTCCGCCTCGGGACCGGGATACAAATACAGCGTGGCGTCAACGCGGTAATCCACAATCTGAGCCGACTGGACGGTGACCCGATCGGCAACCGGACGAACATCTTCATCATTTAGCGCGGCATTCACGATCGCCAGCAGGTCGCTGCCCGCCGCACCGTTGCCTTCGCGGGACAGCACGGTAATCGTGACGCTGGCGGGAGAGGGACTGATAGCCGAAGCATCGGCTACGCGGCCATCGGCGCTGCGTGCATGAAATTCGTAAGCACCGGACGGCCCCGCAACACTCAGCCCTTCAAATGCGGCGGCAATGCGGGCGCGGAAGTCTTCATCCCGCTCCACTACCGCCTCAACGGGCGGCGTAGCGCTGGTATCCGCCGGCGTCAGCACCAGCCGCGTCACGCCGTTGTTGGCGCCCAGTTGATCCAGATCGCTGCCATTGGCCCAGGCCACCATCACCGCCTTGGCCGCCTCGTTGATGCGCTGACGCAGAATGACTTCCCGGTAGGCGTTCTCCTGCAGGAGTTTCACCAGCGGGTCGGACTCCAGCGCCAGAACCCGGGCAACCGATGCCTGCTCGTCTGCAGGATAGAGCGAAATCAAGGTGGCTTTACGTTCGGCAAGCAGCATTTCATAGTCCAGCGTTTCCACCACGTTTGGCGCAGGCAGCTGGCTCAGGTCGATAGTAGGCATGATTCAACTCACAGGGACGGTTAACGAAAAATCCTGCGCGGTGTCCGCACGGTTGCCGGTGATTTCCACCACCATCCCGCCGTCAAACGCAGATTCAAAATTAATGGCAGTCAGGCTGATGCGCGGCTCCCACTGCAGGATCGCCATATAACAGGCCGACATGATTTGCAGGCGCAACCTGTCGTTCTGCGGCTGGTCGATTAGCGCCGACAACAGTGACCCGTAGTTACGGCGCATCACCCGCGATCCCAGCGGCGTCGTCAGAATGTCACGGACGGACTGGCGGATATGCTCCAGCTCAACAAGGTTTACGCCTGTTTCGCGGCTCATGCCGGTGTAGCGTGCTGTTGTCATAATGGTGCTCCTGTGGTGCCACCGCTGTCGCCCGGATGCTGGTGCGTATGCAGCACTTTGCCGTTGGAGGCGAAGCTGCCGCCGCTGTGCGACACATCGCCCTTCATGGTGCCGCCCTGGGTCACTTCCAGCGTGGCGGTTTTCAGTAACGTGGTGCACTCCACTTCTGGCGTATCCAGCAGGATTTTGACAGCCGCCTTGATCGTCGCCGTCTGAATCCCTTCGGCTTTCAGCGCGCCGGTTGCAGGCTCGTATTCAATGACCGCACCATCAGGAAAAGAGTAGTGCAGCGCATCGGCAGAGGCCGAGGGCGCCGGGCTGGCGTCAGAGAACACGCCGGGTAACACGAAGCCGCTGTTCAGCTCACCGCCCAGGCTTATGATCAGCACCTGCTCGCCTGGCGACGGCGCATTCCATGAACGGGTTCTTCCCGCCCGGGCACTTAGCCAGTGCAGCCAGTCAGTGGTGTTATCGCCGGTTTTTACCCGGCAGGTTCCCGCCTCCAGATTGATGGCGGCAACGGTGCCAATGCGGACCATGTTGCGCAGCAAGCGCTTGATTTCTAATATTTGCTCGTTCATGGCATTAGTTTCTCGTTGCAGGAGAAAAGCGGCAATCGAATGCCGTTTACCCAGGGATGGCTAAACAGCGCGTCAGCGGATAAGGGTTATCGCTATGTTTTCCATTCGCTGACCAGCTTGCCTCTGATGTACAACTGCCAGGGGCGCTCAACATTTTCCGGCATAGCCGGTTCTGGCAGATGCGTGATGTGTAATGCGCCGTTCTGCTGCTCAACCCAGACGCGTTCGGTCAGTTGCAGAGTGATATTCACCTTACTGCGCCCATCGCCGGTTGCCTCAAGGGTGAAGGTAAAGCCGGTGCGACGTTTCTCATCCGAAACCATGATGTCGGGCTGGTTTTCCCGAAGCCATGTCAGCAGGGGAACCATGATCAGATCGATATCCTCTGCATAGTCAGTAATCGTGACGGCCAGCTGGAAGTGGTATTCAAACGACAGCGAGCTGGCCAGCGTGGAAACCAGGTTTCCGGACTGAATCGCTATCGTCAGGTTGTCAGGATTTTGCTGAAGCAGCGGAACGCTGTTTATCAGCACCTGGCGTAGTTGGGTCGCTTTCAACATCATGCTGCTCCTGGCACGCTTTAATCATCTCAATCTGCAACCCGCACGATGCGAGCGCAGCCTCTAACTGGCGGTTATCCGCCGCCAAATCACCCTGCGTCTGCAGGTTGTTTTCCGGAATGGGGCAACTTGTCACGCGTGGACAACCAGTCCAGATAATCTCGGGCATTGCTGAAGGCCGGACGGCTGTGCAGCCGGATAACGTCAGCAGGCAAAGCAGCAGCACTCCAGGCACGTAAAGCGGGATTGGCATCGGTTTCTCTTCTGATAATGGTTTCACGATGGAGCGCCTGCGCGCTGGCCTGGTTCTGAAGCAACCGCAGCGCCGCCTCGCGTTTTCGGCTAGCCTGGATATCCGCATCGAGTTGGGCCAGCGCCTTGTCCCGGCTGCTGACGTCAGCCGTCAGCGTACTCACCCTGCGCTGTGCCTCATCCCGTTGATGAGTCATCACGCTAAGGCGCCAGCCGGTTAAGCCCAGGGCAATAAGCAAAATGGCGATCGCCAGTGCAACCAGTCGCATCATGCCGCTCCTTTTAAACACCACGCCATTTCGCGCTGGCGACGGTTATCCAGGCCCGGGTTGTAGGTGCCTTTGACATATACCCAGCGCTTAAGCTGCAGGCAGGCATCGTGCCAGCGGCCGCTGTTGATCAATCCCGCCAGCGTTGAGTGACAGGCGGCGTGCACGCCAACGTTAAAACCGAATGACACCACCGCGTCATAAACCTGGTACGGCATTTCACGTGGCATGCACTGGTCGATCCCGCGTTCAACGCGCATCACGTCGTAAACCAGGTTTACTGCGGCCTGGCGCTCGTTCACCACGCTGGTCGGGGTAACACCTTGCGTGTGACCAATGCCGTTGGTCCAGACGCCGGCGCTGCACTGATAGGGCGAGGTGCGGCAGCCTTCTGCATCGGCAATCAGCTTCAGGCCGGCTTCAGAGGTTTTCAGCATGTTGATTTGCGGTAGCAACGCGGCCAGGGCCAGTACGGCCGCCACGGCGCAACGTTTAGCGGTCTGGCTCAAAGTTAAGCCCCTGTAAGTTGCGCTGCTGTAGCTCGTAAGTTTTGCGACGGTAGTGCCAGTTGATAAAAAACGTCGCAACGTTGGTGCACATGGTCAAAACGGCGACGCCAGAGCCAACCATAAAGGCGATATCCTGCGGTGTGTGACGTCCAAACCACATCAGGACGATCCCGATGAGGTAATTAATCAGAGAACTGATTTTTTCCATTGGCGCTAATCCCACAGATTGAGGGTTTCACCCGTGGCCGCCTGAGGCAGCTCCGGTAACACCACTCTGCATCCGTGCGGTAATGTTGGGCCTTGTTCTGCCAGGCCAGGATTGGCGGCATAAACCTGTTCAACCGCCTGCTGCGTGCGTCCGTAGTAACGCCAGCAGATCTCATCAACGGTTTCTTCCTGTTGTGCGTAAATCAGCATTGATTGGCCCCTTATGAGCGTAAAAGCCATGGTCGAGTAGGCGATAAGTTGAGAACATCCGCTGTCGTGGTGACAGGCAATAAAGGCCCCGTTGGCCAACAGAAACCTGGTCAGAGAATTGCACCGTCGGGCCACCAAACCGCCCTGAAGCCGTATCCGGATAACCCGGATACGCGATGTGCATTGGCCTTCGCGCAGAGCGATCCAGAGATTGCTGTGCCTGCCGCTTGTCAGAAGTAGTGTGTGCCTTAGCCGGCGCTTGCTCAACGCAAGGCCGTCCGCTCAAGGCTGGGCGGGCAGAGGGTTACACCCTGAATGCGGGCGCCGATGGAAGGGTCGCGAAAGCGCTGGGATGACGTCAGCGTATTTGCTTTCACAGCGACGACCGGGAGAGGTCGTAAGCCAGCAGCTACCGTGTTAAGTTCCACATCCATCGCTGAAAGTTATGATGAACACCCCCCTAAGCGTCAGCAGCAAGCTGCCGACGCCAAGGCCCCGGAAATCACGCCCTTCACGTCGCAAGCGCCGTGAAGCCCGCTCACCGGGGTTAAAAGGGGTTACATAAGCTTATTCATTGCTGAAAGCCCGCAGGGCTGTTCAGGGAAAGGTAGGGTATGGCACGATTTATGCATCTGTAACCGGCTACGCCGGGCGTACGGCGCCGTTCAGCTCTGCGCTATCTTTTACGTCATCTGGCGCCTTCATGCCGCTGAAGCGGCATTCTGGATACGGCTCTCACTGCAGGGGTTAATTCAGATTAAAACGTCCACTTTGTGCCAGAACCGGACGTTTCGCACATCCAGCTTCAGACCGGAACGCTCTGCATGCCTCAAAAAATTATGGTAAAAAATCGTTCATATGGAGGAAACCTGTTTTATTCAAAATGCTCTATCAGGAGTGCTGGATACATCTTAAACGGAGCCTTAAGTGCGTCTTTTTCATTTCAGCGACAGCCCTGATATCACTATATTCAAACCTCGCCAGTTAAGAGTTCATGTTGATCGCCCTGCCGGACAGGAATGGCTAAACGGGTCACTGATATGGGCTACGGATGAAGCGCATGAGTTACTTTATCTTTTTCCTCGTGAGTGCCCACGCATCGTATTCTGGCCATTACCTGACACATGCAAACTGGACATCGAACAATGGATGGGCAGAGACTCCCGTACCACTGCAGTAGCCTGTATCGAGCATGCATGGTTATCACGCTTTCTGAGTGGCAAAATTTACAGATACGAATTGCCTGTAGATGGCTTTGAACCAACAGGAGAAGTCGGTATGTGGGTATCACGAACTGATGTTATCCCAACTGGCCTGAAAGTGATTTCCAACCTTAATGCTGAACTTGCATTGCGCAATATAACGCTTCGGGTAATGGAAAGGCTTACGCCGCTCAAAAGTGTATGGCTGACATCACTTCACGCCAGCGGCATCAGACTGAGAAACGCACAAGACTGGGGAAAACCAGGCTGGACGCATTCTAAGCCGGGCCGCCAGGTCATTTTATAA